TCGGGATCTAATCCAGTGAACCTACAGTTGAGCTCGTCTCGTAGCTCTAAAGTACATGCTTTCATTAACAACCTTTATTCTTATTTTTAATCTTTATATTATAACAGTGTTTTGTACTACGGTCAAGTGAAAGTGGGGCACAAGGCCCCACTGTCTTATATCAACTCGTAAGTTCCCAGTCTTTAATTGTATCTACTAACAAAGCTATCATGTCTTTAGTTAGAGTTTCGCCGAAAGGCTCGATTAATGAGTCTAATCTTTTCTGATGTCTTTCTTTCCAGGTATCAGACGTGTTTGCATTTGCACTGTCTACGAGTTTAAGTGTTAATGCAATTTCCATTCTAGCATCGTAGAAAGGAAACCAGGGCCGCTGTCCGTGAACTTTATTAGTGAGCTTGAACATTTCATTTGTATCTCTGCCCCTTAATAAATTGTATATCAGATGATGTTTGCAGGTTAACGGACTTGCTCGGAATAATTCGCCGCTGTAAGCGTATACCTGTTCTATTGGTTTAGCTTTGCCGGCATTTATATAATTTTTCCAGGCCTGTCTAAACTGTAGGTAATGTTCTTTGTTTTCAAAAAATTTGTCTTTTGCGTTTTCGATTTTCATTGTAGTTCTCCAAAATTAATAGTTGTAAGTTGTTGTTAAAACAGAATTACAATTATTTTGGTGAACCGCGGATGTTAGCAATCTAGATACCGTTCATCTTTTCCTCCTCTTTAGTGTGTTTGGTGCCCCTGGTGGGGATCGAACCCACGACCCTCGGTTTTAGAAGCCGCCACTCTGCCAGCTGAGTTACAGGGACAATAGTTATACTATATACTTATGCCTGGGCCGTGTCAACCATTAGCTCAGAACGAATCTTCATTAAGAGTTTACCAAGGTTATTTTCACCTGTGCCATTGCAAACACCCCAATAGTAATCGTGCCAATGGTTTCCTTCTACTAACTCGTAGTCCTCGGTAGCTATTAGCATTTCCTTTAATATAGGATCTGCAAACTTAATACGTAAAATATCTTCCATAACTGAATATTTTACAGTATCCCAGTCTTCTCGCTTTTTAATTTCCTTTCCGCGGCGTTTTGCTTGGGCGGGGCCACCGCTTTTCTTCACAGACATCCTGTCTGCTATGTCAAGTGATTTAGCTGCCTGGTATGCGTGTTCGGACGATGGATAAAATATACCGTCATAGACCACACCAGTATAGTAAAAATTAGACAGGAATGCAAAGTCTCCCGAAAAATTATCAATTAATTTGTGCGTCATCTAAGCCTGCCACTCTTAATTTAGTAATATGCCCGACCATCCAGTTCTTTGTATCTAGCCCTTTGGTAATACCAAGAAACTTATTCCTGAGTAGAGCAAATTCGTTAACTAGCATAGTCATATCTACTACATCAACTTCTCCATCGATGTATTTTTCTGCATCCCTGCTCGATAGTTGCCGGTTGTAAGACTCGAGATACTTTTTAAATTTTTCAGCTCTTAGCTTACGTAATTTTATGTTTAGAAACTCGAGTATTGCATCGATCTCTTGCAACTGAGTAAAACGATATTCTACTAGTCCGGGCAATTCTGCACCGTGTCGTTCGATTGTTTTGCCGCCGAACTTTAATTCAGTTCTAGCTTCAACATACTCGTTCTCAAAAAAATCAATACAATCTGGTATCTTAGAGATATCGGCAGTAACTTTATAATACCATTCACTCATTTGTTAAGATACGCTTAACCCCGTGCTCCATTGCATCCATGAACATATATGCTCGACGCTGACGATTAGGCGAGCGGCCGCTCACTCTCATCAATTTTCTCGGAACACCTAAATTCTCTTCTAGCAAGTCATGCAGGTGTGTAAGGTTCTTAGGATCAACAACCCACTTAACTGCAACCGGGTCAGTCCTAACTTCTTCCTTCATCATTTGCACTAAAGTCATTGTTCGTGTTTTATCTTTATTGGTAATAGCTTCTTCTAGAAGTTTAGCTATGACCTCAATACTGATCTTCGTAGCATTCATCGTCATCATCCTCGACTGTGTCGAGACCATATCGGCTTTTTACTGCGGCTGCTAGTGGTCTATCTAAGGAGCCGGCCATATCTTCGATGCCGTCGACCATGCCGTGTTCGTCGAACACGGCTATGATTTGATCAGCAACGTCAATTCTTTCTTTTTGTGGTATATGTGGTTTAATTCTGGACCAAAGATCCATAATCAAATCTGCGTCATGCTGCATTTTCTTCCTCTTCGATTGATTCTGTTCGTATTACAAAGTCGTCGTCGGTGAATTCATCCATAATCAATTCTAAGACTTCGTGATTCTTGTTCCACGCCTTCTTAAAGAATTTGTACTCTTCACCTGTTTTCTTAGAAACGTATTTATGCTTCGTTCCGTCCTTTGTTAATACGCCTGTTTTTTCAAACAAATCAAACAAGCCCGAATACGGATCCATGCCCGTCTCATACGGAATGTAAACATCTACAGTTTCGAACGGCTTGGCATAACGAGATTTTACAACCTTACATGATGCTTTAATACCTTTTACATCGGTTACTTTATTTCCGGCATCGTCTTCTTTAAGTTTCTTCTTCTTCATTGCGATGAGTATCGAAGATGCATAAACGAAACCAGAACCACCGGATATCTTATCGTCCGGATCAAACATATCTTGCGAAGCATATGTGTGATTGGTTGCAACAATACCAACTTCATACTGTGCAATCATGTGTACTGCATTACTAACAAAAGCCTTCAACTGCTTTGCTTTAATACCCATATCACCTTTCATGTTGCCTGCTTCGAATTGATCTAAGCTAGCCGGAGTCTGCAACATACCCAAGGAATCGATTACAAATAGAATCTTAGGCGGATCTTCTGCATCTGCATAATCAGAAACATAATCCTTCATGAAGTCTGATACAGTTTTAGCAACATCGTTGACCATAGACATACCGATTCTAAGTAACTTATCCTCGGATGTATCAACACCAAGTGCTTTTAGCCAATCTTCGTCCAGTGCGTTCTCCGTGTCGATTAAGACAACAAATATACCCTGGTCCTGTGCGTTCTTTACTAAGCTACCGGAGCAGATGTAACTCTTACCAGCGCCCGAATCACCTGCAAAACAAGTGACTTTACTTAGCGGAATACCTCGCTTAAACGAACCCGAAATTAGATAATTAAGACAATAGTTGCCAGTGTCTATCCAAGTTTTAGGATCGTTAAAGCCGGTTGAAATTCCTGCTATACTTTTTGTTATACCTTTACGAAATTTACTTGCGTCGAAGGGACGAGTCATACGGATTCTCCAAATTGATTGGGGAGGTGGTCCTCCCCTTTATATTGTTATGATTTATTCCGGTTACGAATCATTGCAAGAATGTCTTGCGCTGACTTGCCGGAAGAGTCAGATGCATCGCTATCAGCAGAAACAGTTTCTGGCTCTTTAGGAGCGGTCACTGCTTTCTCTGCAATTTCGACATCTGTATCAAAAGGAATATCGCCGTCATCGTCTGCAGGTGCCTGTTTAGCAGGCTCAACACTTACCTTAGGCGCTGGTGCGCTTTCGGTGGCAGTGTCGTCCTGATATTCAAGACCATACGGGCGATAGAATTTCGCCCACTTTGCCGGGTCGTATAACTCGCCTTCAACTGACGCTTCGAACATTTCGAAGATTGCAACAAGTTGCTCTTCGGTGGGCTTCTTCGGTAGATAGTCGGACAAATCTTTCAAACCGTGCTCTTCGATTGCAGCCAAATCTTCTTCGCTGAGTGCAGTTTCTTTTCTAGACCACTTAGAGGTGCTATAGTCTGCGTAGCCGCCTTTCTGTGTCTTACAAATAGTAAAGTCCGTACCGTTGATGTAATCAGTTGGGATATTCTCAAAATCAGGATCTAGCAAGCTAGACTTGATAATTTTAAATATCTGTGGACCAATTACGAATTTGCGGATTGGGTTTTCCGGAGCATTGTCCTCCGAAATGGGATTGTCCAGGACGAGTCCTTGGAAAATATAAGTACGTTTTTTCCAGTACTTTCGTGCTAAGTCCTCTAAAGACTTATCGTTCCACCAGGGCTTTGTCTCGGTCATGATAGGGCAACTTTCGCCCCACATTTCCATACAAGGAACATTTACAACTGCAACCTTGTTTTCGTCACCGCCTTTGATGCCGGGAAACTCCAGCTTAATCATTTGTTTTTCTACCCAGAAGAACGTGTTATTCGCATTCGCATCTGGAAGAAAACGCACCCTTGCGGAGGAATCATTTGGAATGTTCCAGAAAGGGTAATTGTCGCTGTTGCCTGTGAAAGTGCCTGAACGGCGTGAATCGAGAGCTTGTAACTTAGCTCTAATATCTGCTAAACTAGCCATTTTTATTATCCTCTAATGTTGTTTACCATTCCCACCTAACATTATCAGTGGGGGCTCTTATAGTTATTGAACGCTTTCCTGTTTTAAGGCCTACTGCCGGGCACGTTAGTCCGGGTTCTACCATTATGTGTATGTGTAGTAGGTAGCGCGATTTTTGTATTATAGCACTACCTTATACTGTTGTCAAGTATTATTTAAATACCTGCATAGAGATATTTATCGAAAAATGCCTCATAGTCTGTAGATTCTTGAATTGATTTTCTTTCAGCTATCGGCTGCGGGCGCAGGTTATTTAGTACGCTGGCTACAATCTCTTGTTCGAATGCAGAAATTTTCCCCTCTTTACAAAGTTTCTGTCCGACCTTACCTACATACGAAGCAAGTTCGCTGTTTTCGATTATACGAGATGACAGGTCCGAAATCTTATGTCCGAGCTTTGCTTCATCATTTGCAAACTCGAATATAGCCCCAATACTGCTTGCAGATGCTGGTGCAACATAAATCTCTGAGCTTGCTGCTTCTTCGATGCGGCGCAAGAATTGTGTCTTCTCTTGGACAAGACGGTTAACGATAGGTAGCACTTCGTCGAACTTCTCATCGAAACGCTTAACAGTGAACATATCACGTAAGCTATCAATGTCGCTTTCTTGCAGATCCATGTCTTCTTGTTCTTCGATCCGAGACTTAATCGATTCGTATGTTTTGGTTCCGGACAAACGGTGAAGTTCGGCGCGGATTGAATCGACGTTTTCTTTAACTGCTGACACAATGTCGTTAGTATCTTCGTTGATTAACTTGTTTGTAGTTGCATAACGCAAAAATTCTTTTAGCTTAACCATGTGGCCGACACTCTCAATGATATAGCCGCCTACTTTATCCTGCATAGTGCCACCGTTGTACATATGACGAGCCATAGCACGAGCACCACTTAGGTTGTTGTGTGGGAAGCGGAATCTCTCGCCATCTTGCTCAAGAAAAATGGCTTGAATATTCCTACTACGAGATCCGCGAACATCCTCGTCAACGGCCTTTTTGTGCTTTACTAGAATTTTTACATTCTCTAGTGTTTGATGACTAGTTTTCTTAGAGCCATTCAATCTGGATAGGCTAGACTCGATAACGGGATTCATATTATTTTCCTTTTCTAAAGATTCGTTTGCGCCACCTTTCCAGTCGCGCTTGGCTCTGATAGCAAAATTTATTTGACGTAGTTGTTTAGTTTCGGCAGCTGATCTGTCGTCTTTGGCTAATAATGCCTTGCGCTTACTCTGAAGTTCGCCAATGGTCTTGTCGGCCCATTGTCCGGTAGATTTAACTTCGGTATCGCCTGCCCACTTTTCTTTAATACTTTCTTCCATGTTCTCGTTCCTATGTATCTTTGCCTTATAGGAAAAATCCCTTGGCTGTATGCTCTTACCGTAATTCCTGACAGTATAATTCATCAGAAACTCGTTAGCTAATTTTTTTACGTTGCGTTGTAGTTGCTTAGTTTTATCAATTGATTCGGAATTACTCTTGCTCAATTGTACTTCGTTGTTTTCTTCGTCGATAGTAATCATTAAACCACTATCTGCAGAAAAGAACCTACGTGCATCAGCAGGATCGACTGTTTCCGTACCGTCTACTGTATATAGCTTTATCTGATGTCCGAAGCCCTTTATAACTCCGAACAGTTTTTCAGCTAATTTATCTACAAGTACCATAGTTAATCCTGTTATAATTATTTCTACTATTTATCTTTTTTAAACGAACACGACCGGCATCGGCTGTTCGTAGTCTTCTCCGAACTCGCCGTCCATTACGCTGGAGTTTATTTTACTCCACGATGCGTCGTCCCACGTTGATATATATTCTGCCATTCTGCAAAATAGTACCGTACCCATTACTAAGTCGTCGGTACACCCGGCACGGGCTGCATATGTATTACCCTGTGCAACAAACACCTTTAATTCGGATATCAAATTCTTTGAAAATATCTGTAGCTTTCCAGATTCGATAAACGACTTTAATTTAGCACACGCTTCCATTTTCGAACGGTTAGTAGTAGTAAATCCTTTGCGACGGCCTGTTGATCTGTTAGTAGGATCGTGTAGCATTGTACCTGGTATATTCTCTTCGCCTGTATCTCGTATTACAACGAGGGCCGCTTCGCCTATACTGTTGTTCTCAACAGACCAATAAATCTCCGGTTGTCCGTGACTCCATATCTCTTTGCAGATCTCTCGCAGAATTCGTATTTGCCCTTCTACTGGGGTTTTATTATGTTGCCATTCTGCAACTTGCTTTAGTGTCGGTAGTTCGAACACCTCAATTGCAGCAAAATCGCCGCCGGTGCCCATACTAGGGTCTAGACTAACAACATATGTGCAATCCTTACGAACTGGCGAAAACCAGCGAATTTCGCCAGTCTTAAACATGGGTGCAACACCATCTAGTTGTGCTAACTTAGCCGAGTTAATAAGTGTCTCTTCGAATGATATAAACTTACACTCGTGCTCACGGAGGAATCTATCTTCTCCTAGATCTGCACGTTGCTCTGTCGCCCACGCTTCGTCTCGATCGGGGTGTACTGTCCAGTCTGCGAAGTACGGTCTAAAACCGTTAGGGCCTACTTCTGTTTCGTTACCGAACTCATCTGTTAACTTATTGGCAGTGAACCACAGTTCGGCAAATTGGTCTTCGTCGGTGTCTGGTGTAGATGTAATGATACACTTACCACCAGTCGACAAAGTCGGTGACAAAGAAGTCCAGAATTCTTTCGCAATATTTCTTTCTACGAATGCAAATTCGTCCAAGTAAATGAGTGTCAAGGACATACCACGCCCAGTTTTACCTGTTGTAGTTTGTGCTACGATACGTGAGTTATTGTCGAATTCTATTGATTTTTTGTTATATGCAAGTACGCCAGACCGTATATGATCTGGTATACTTTCATACGCATAGTGTACACGCTGCATAATTTCAAGTGCGCCATCATGTTTGTTCGATGCAACTAGGATCGTAGCGTCATCGTTGAACATGGCGTACCAAAGAAGATAGCCGGCTGCCACTGTTGTCTTTCCTAGCTGGCGCCCCAGCATGTTAATAGACTTTCTATATCCGTGGTAGACCTCAACTAGATCTCGTTGGTAGTCATATGGCACAAACTTCTGACGACCTCTTGTTGGATGCTGGATCCACATGAAGTTTTCCATAAAATACATCGGGCCATGTACCGGGTCAGTACACTTAGCAAGCTCTTCGAGCTCCTTCTTAGTGTACTTTACCTTTTTATAAGCCTTCTTTATTAGGCGGTCGTCACCATATGCAGACATCTAAACTATTACTTGCCTTCTACAAGGCCCTTTTTGTACTGACGATACTCATACACTAAGTCTGCATGTATGCCTTTGCTTTCTTTAAGCTCGTCTTCTTGTTTAATTGCCTTCTGCATCGGGTTATCGCCTTGCTTCGCAGATGCTGGGCCTGCTGTATCAACTACGTTAGAGTCAGCACCTGTTGGAAATGCATCACTATAGTTTTTAGTCATTTTGTGATGACGGTCGTACCCGTTTTGAAGATCGCCGACAACAGTTTCAGTTAACTCGACGCCTTCTTTATACGACGCCGGTACTGTCTTCTTGCCATGGCATGTATGACATGAATCAGTTTCCAGTTCGCCCTGGTATGGATACTTCTTAAATCCCTTGCCGTGGCACTCTGGGCAGGTTTTGGTGTCAGCTTCTTCGGCCAATACGATTGCCATCCAGCGATCCATGTCGGTTTGCTCACGGTATGCTACAGTATCCTGTATTCCCTGGAATCCGCCGA